AGCAGTTAATGTAGGTGAACCAAGTGAACTACCTGAGCTAAAAGAAGAAGACGTTCTTTCATATATTGGTAAACGATATAATAAGCAAATCAATTCATTTGATGAGTTGATGGCTGAACGCAGTCAGGCTGAAGAGATGCCTGAAGACGTAGCTGCTTTTATGAAATACAAGAAGGAGACAGGTCGTGGGTTTGAAGACTTCCTCAAATTGAGAAAGGACTTTGACTCAATGGACCAAGACACCCTTCTTAAGGAATATATTAGTTCGACTCAACAGGGTCTTGACCCTGAGGATATTGAGGTTATGATGGAAGATTACCGTTATGACGAAGATCTTGATGATGAGTCGGCAGTTAAGCGAATTAAACTCGCTAAGAAAAAAGCTATTGCTGAAGCGAAGAATTTCTTCAATCAACAAAAGGAACAATACAAGATGCCACTTGAGTCAAGTGCTCCATCTGTTTCTGATGAAGAGAAGCAAGAATATGAATCGTATAAGCAATACACTAAGCAGGCTAAGACTCTGCAGGAAGAGAACGAGCGCAAAGCAAAATGGTTTGAGAACAAAACTAACGAGTTGTTTAATGGAGAGTTCAAAGGTTTTGAGTTCAAGATAGATGACAAGACGGTCAAGTTTACACCCGGTGATGCTTCCGAGCTTAAGAAAGCCCAATCAAGTCCGATGAACCTTATAGGTAAATTCTTGGATGAGAATGGGATGATTAAGGATGCCGTTGGATACCATAGAGCGTTAGCAGTTGCTATGAACCCTGAGAAGTTCGCTAAGTTCTTCTACGAACAAGGCGCGGCAAATGCCACTGATGATGTGATGCGTAAGACAAAGAACATTAATATGTCTGAGCGTAGAGCACCTGAGGTAACGAGCACAGGCGGTTTTCAGGTTAAAGCAGTGAATCCTGATTCCGGAAGAAATTTAAAAATTCGCAGCGCAAAAAGAATATAAAAATTAAAAATTAGAAAAAATGGCAGTATTAGCTACCCCCGGTTATCAATTGCAACCCGCCGCAGAGCAGGTTGCTTTATCAACAAACTATATCACTAACTTCAATTTCTTGAATCAGTATCTTCCTGATACTTACGAGAAAGAATTTGAGCGTTATGGTAATCGTACAATATCTTCATTCTTAAGAATGGTAGGCGCTGAGATGCCTTCTATCTCTGACCAAATCAAATGGGCTGAGCAAGGACGTCTTCACATTAAGTACACAAACTGTACTGCAGGAGCGATTGGAACGCCTGCAGCAGGTCAATGTATTTTCACCATCGCTGACGCAGGAGCTACTACAGCTGCTATCCGTGTTGGTCAAACTTTGTTCATTCAAGTTAACACTTCAGGAGCAAGTAACCGTGCAGTTGTTGTGGCTGTAAGTGGACTTACTGTTACTGTTGCTTTCTACGAATCAACAATCAACATTGCTGCTACTAACGTATGTAGCATGTTCATCTACGGTTCTGAGTTCAAGAAAGGAACTACAGGAATGGTAGGTTCTTTAGAAGCTGAAGACGAAATCTTCTCTAACAGACCTATCATCCTTAAAGACCGTTATGCTGTTAACGGTTCTGACATGGCTCAAATCGGATGGGTTGAAGTAACTACTGAGAACGGAGCTTCAGGATACCTTTGGTATTTGAAGTCTGAGCACGAGACTCGTCTTCGTTTCGAAGATTACTTAGAGACTGCAATGATTGAGGCGGTTCCGGCTGCTGCAGGTTCAGGTGCGTTGGCTGCTCTTAGCAGTGGAGCTACCCCATCTGCAGGTACTGAAGGAGTATTTTACGCTGTTAACTCTCGCGGAAACGTTTGGGGTGCAGGTAATCCAACTACATTATCTGATTGGGATACTATCGTTTCTCGTTTAGATCAACAAGGTGCTATCGAAGAGAACGTATTGTTCGTTAATCGTCAAATGGGATTTGATGTAGACAACATGTTGGCGGGATTGAATGGTGTTGTAGGAACAGGTGGACCTACAGGTGTAGCGTCTTACGGTGCTTCTTACGGATTGTTCGATAACGACACTGAGATGGCGTTGAACTTAGGATTCACAGGTTTCCGTCGTGGTTATGACTTCTACAAGTCTGATTGGAAATACTTGAACGATCCAACAATGCGTGGTGGTCTTAGAGCTGCTAACTCTGTAAACAATACTGTAGGTACTGTTAATGGATTGTTAGTTCCTGCAGGATCTACTTCAGTATACGATCAGATCATGGGTAAGAACGCTAAGCGTCCATTCCTACACGTTCGTTACCGTGCAAGCGAAGCTGAAGATCGTCGTTACAAGACTTGGATCACAGGTTCTGCCGGTGGTGCAGCTAACAGCGACCTTGATGCAATGGAGGTTCAGTTCCTTTCTGAGCGTTGTGTTTGTACTTTAGGTGCTAACAACTTCATGTTATTCCGTTGGGGTAACTAATCGTAAAAAAAACATAATGGGGGTGTCCATCCGGACACTCCCTTTTATCTTTAATTAAATCAAATAAAATATAAATACCATGGCAAAGCCACAAGTTACTAAAGACAAAGTGTATCGATTACTAATCGAAGCTCCACTTTCTTACACCATTGCTTCACGCAATCACCCTCGTTTCCCACTGATGTGGTTTGATGAGGAGAAACAAGTTAACCGCGTACTTAGATATGCGACAAATCAGAACTCACCTTTTGAAGATGAGCAAGATGGCAACGTCATCTTAGAGCCAATTGTTTTTGAAGACGGATTCTTAAATGTCCCAAGAACAAATGTTGCGCTTCAAAAGTTTTTACACTATCACCCTCATAATGGAACTTTATTCGCTGAGTTGGATAAAGAGAAGGATGCTTCAGAAGAAGTGAAGGATCTCAACGTAGAGGTTGATGCATTGATAGAGGCACGTTCTCTTGATATATCACAAATTGAAATGATTACACGAGTGCTGTTTGGCACTGACCCATCTATTATATCTTCAGCAGAACTTAAAAGAGACATCTTAATTTATGCTAAGAGATATCCTGAAGATTTTTTGAATGCAATCAATGACCCTGAGTTGAAGTTTCAATCTAAGGTTAGAACATTCTTAGAGAATGGATGGATTGGAGTGAGAGGAAATAATAAAGAATTGTGGTATAACACACCTACTAATAAAAAGAAGATGTGTTCAATCCAATTTGAAAGCAACCCGTTTGATACCGCTATGGCATTCTTAAAGAGTGATGAGGGTATTGACGGATTAAAGATGTTAGACTTGATGTTAGAGGGTTGATTTTGGTTTATGTGATTTATGATAAAAGATAAGGGCTTAAAGCCCTTATTTTTTTCACTATATTTGTAAAAAAGTAACGATGATAAACTCAGTAAGAAACACAGTTCTATCTATACTGAATAAGAATAACTACGGATACATTTCTCCTGCTGATTTTAATCTGTTTGCTAAGCAAGCGCAGTTAGAAGTGTATGATGAATACTTCAGTGACTATAACAAGGCGATTAATATGGAGAACTTGCGTAGATCAGGCAGTGACTACGCGGATATAGGTCAAGCTTTAGCTGAGACTATAGAGTATTTTCTTGTCTCTAACTATCTTATTAAATCTACAGCAAATAACTTCTTCATACCCTCTGTTATTACTACGGGTGATGAGGCTTATATGCTTAGTAGGCTTTCTGCTTATACCACTTTGATTATAAATTCTACTAACACGACAGTGTTGGTGGGAAGTCTTGTGGATTCAGCAGCTAACTTTATTACATTAGGTGTTCAGGTTGGAGACATTGTCTCTAATGCAACAACTAACCAAGTGGCTACAGTAACAACTGTAACAAGCGCTACATCATTGGTGTTGAGCAAAAATATATTCCCGTCTTCGGGTGTTGGTTATTTTATTTACTCAGCATCAAACGTAAAAGATTTAGAGAAGGTTAGCTCAGGTAAGATTACTATGCTTAACAACTCAATGCTTACAGCACCTTCGCTTATGTTCCCTGCTTATACGCAGGAGAGTACAGCATATAGAATTTATCCTTCATCTATAAGCAATCCCGGTCAGGTTCAAGCGGTGTACTTTAGATACCCTAAAGATCCTAAGTGGACATATGTTACCTTGTTAGGTGGCGAGCCATCCTTTGACCAATCACAACCCGACTATCAAGATTTTGAGATGCCGCTTGATGATGAGTTCAGATTAGTAATGAAGATACTTCAATACTGCGGTGTATCAATTAGAGAGACGCAAGTTGCTCAATTTGCTATAGCAAAAGAACAACGTGAGTTACCTACATTCAGCCAACAACAATAATAGAACATGGCATATATTTCAGACTATCAATACTACGAGAATAATGGCAACTCTCCTCAGGATGCTAATTGGGGATCTTATCAATACGTGAGTTTGTTTGATATCGTCAACAACTTTATGTTGATGTATGCAGGTAATCACTCTCTTGTCAATAACGAAGAAAGATATAAAATCTTGTTCCACGCTAAGCGTGCTGTTCAAGAGCTTAACTACGATGCCTTCAAAGAGGTTAAGGTATTAGAGCTTAACGTATGTGATGAACTTAGATTTGTTCTTCCTCCCGACTACGTTAATTGGGTACGCATCTCCTTGTATAAGGATGGATACTTACGTCCATTGAGCGAGAACATTCAAACGCTTTCGTCTAATGCTTACCTTCAGGATAACAATTGTAACATTCTTTTTGATCAGAATGGTAACATCTTGAGACCTCAGAACTCGACTATTGACTTTGATAGAATTAAAGGTACTAAGAGAAGTATATATCTAAACCCTGGGAATCAATTTAATAATCAAGAAGGTTGGTATTATGATGGCATTTGGTATTTTGACTATGCCATTGGCGCTCGCTTTGGGCTGAATACCGAGACGGCTAACTTTAATCCTACCTTTAATGTAAATCAAAAGGCAGGTGTTATTAACTTTTCTTCTCACATGGCGGGTGAGTTGTGCATCCTTGAGTATATATCTGATGGCATGGAGGGTGGCGACAATTCGTTGATATCGGTGAATAAGTTGTTTGAGAAATATGTGTACGCATATATCCAAGCGGAGATACTAAGTAGTAAGCTTGGTGTTCAAGAATATGTTGTGGCAAGAGCGAGAAAAGAAAAGTCTGCCTTACTTCGTAACGCAAAAATTAGAATGAGTAATATTCATCCGGGCAGATTGCTAATGAATCTCCGTGGTATGGACAAGATGATAAAATAATATGGCGAATCTTACAAGGAATTTTGTAGCGGGTAAGATGAACAAGACGTTCGATGAGCGTGTCGTTCCTGCCGGAGAATATATCGACGCATTAAATGTGCGTATGGGGTCTACTGAGGAGTCTGAGGTGGGTGCTCTTGAGAATACCAAGGGGAATCTTCCACTTACTACACTCTCGTACAATGGGCAGGATCTAAGTAGTGATGCTCGTTGCATTGGTGCATTTGAGGATGGTGCTAATGAGACTATCTATTGGATGGTTCATGATCCTGACTTCCCATTAGGAGCTACGGGTAAGCTTGACCTTATTGTATCTGTCAATGTCCTTACCTCAACACTAACGTATCACGTTATTAGTATTGATGATGGCGATGGTATAAATACTACTTTGAATTTCAACCCTACCTATTTAATCAATGCGATTAATAAGGTAGATAACCTTCTGTTCTTTACTGACGATTATAACCCACCTCGTTTTATCAATGTAAATAGATCTTACGCCACGCCAACCATGGGGTATATTGACTACAATGGTGTTCCATATTTATTTTCGGAAGCATTGCAAGTTATTAAAAAGCCACCTTTTGCGGCGCCTACTGTAGTTCCATATATCACTCCCGGTGAGGAGCAGTTTATGGTTGAAAGATTCATCTGCTTCGCATATCGTTGGCGCTATGCTGACAATGAATACTCTGCCACCTCACAGTGGTCTGACATCTCATTTTTACCTAATCCATTTGAATACAGTCTTGATTCTGCTTTGAACGAAGGCATGACAAATGCATTCAATGCGGCGACTATTACCTATAACACAGGAGGGCCTCTTGTCGTTGGTATTGACTTGTTGTTTAAGGAAGCAAATAGCAGCGTTATCAAGGTTATTGAAAAACTTAACAAGGCTGAGTTGGGACTTCCTGACGGAGCGTTGTTAACTTATAACTTTGTTAACAGTAAAATCTTTACCATACTTCCTCAGTCTGAGATTCTTCGTTTGTATGATAACGTACCTCGTTTTGCTAAAGCGCAAACAGTTATGGGTAATCGTTTGATGTATGGTAACTATGTTGAAGCGTATAATCTTATTGATTATAATGGTAATCCAATAAGGTTTACATATCAAGCAGATTTAATTAGAGAAGAGATAGGCAATACTACTCTTCCAACATATTCAACAGATGGTAATTATGACTTTAGAGGATTGCCAAATACTATTGCAAGTTCAATAACTGTTGTAGAATTAGCAGATGTTAATCTTACTGAAGGATCATTATTGAATATTAATCTTACAATTAAACACGAGTCATTTGATGGTGATACTCCATTCCCATCAGATACTACTACAAATACAGACCTTTCATTTTCATTTTACCTTGCTGTATCATATGCTTCAGTATATGATATGGTTACAAGCCCTGAGTTTGTTGATGCGGTAGGAACAGCAGCCAATATTCAACCGATTTACCCGGGGAATTTGCCTTGTACTGACGGCACTACTTGGACAGATATCTTTAACTGCGCTATACCAAATAACTTAAACTCATTGTTTAAGTATGCAAGTGGTATCACGGGTTATTTGAATCAACCTATTGCTATTTACTGTGCTCCGGGTGACACGTTTTTTCAAATTCAATTACCTGCTATGCTTTTTATTGATGCGTATCCCGCAACAACTAAAGAGGTAGTTGAGTATTACGAAGTTATAAGTTCGGAAGCTTTTTTTCAAACAATAGCCAACGCAAGAAGTCTTCATAGTAATAGAGGATATGAGATTGGTATTGTATATATGGATGAGTTCAATAGATCTACTACAGCTTTGGTTAGCCCAAACAATACTGTTGCTGTGCCTTGTGCAAACTCACCTTATAAAAATTCAATTCAAGTAACAATACCTGTAACGCAATTAGCACCTGTTTGGGCTACACGATACAAGTTTGTTATTAAAGCTGACGAGGAAAATTACGATACGATTTATTCAAATATATACTTTCAAGATCCTCTTACTAATTCAACTTACTTTTTAATTGAAGGAGAGAATCCACGCAAAGTTAACGCGGGTGATAGACTTATTGTCAAGGCAGATAGTAACGGTCCAACTCAAGGTTGTGTTTACGCTACAGTACTTGAGAAAGAAGCACAACAAGAAGACTTTATATCATTAACTAATGTAACGGTCCCTGCAGGAACTTACCTGAAAATCAATGCAAACAATTTTTCTGTAGCAAGTGATAACAATTCTTTGATTGCTCCGGGGAATAAGCAAAAATGCACTACCTATTCAGGAGATGCTTACGTTTTGTACCCTATGAATATAGAGGATCCAACTACGCCGGGAACTTACATAGACTATAACATACCTGCGGGGAGTAGAATCTCAATGAGAATAAAGCAATCTCGTCAGGGTAAAAGAGATGGAACAGGAAGTTGTGAAAGAAGAATATACACTTTAAATAAAGATTTCATAGCGTCAGCAAACTACGCTAATATGAAAGATTGGTGGGATGGTGATAATGTTGCATCTATATTAAACACAGGTGTTCAAGATGTGGGTGATGCTATTAACAATTGTCCTATTGGAAATACTTATTTTGCGTCAATAGGGGTAGCTCCAATAGTACTTGGAACCAATCCAATTGCTGAATGTGTTAACTACTATCAATTCTACCGAGATTCAACAACTAATGCTTTATATTTATATGTTTCAGGAACACTCCCCTGTGGAGGTGTAGGTAATGAAGACAGAAGAAAATCATGTGTTGATGTGAAGTTCACTGTAGCTCGTGCAGAAACAACCATTGTTTTTGAGACAGAGCCTGTAGACACATTACCTGACGTGTTCTTTGAGAACAACCTTTCATTTGGAGTGAACGGTGCGACAGGAGATCATAACGGTAATATTCAAAACCAAGATATTGCAGCAGGAGACCCGGCTATTGTGGACACAGGCTTCTTTAACTGCTTCACCTTCGGTAATGGTGTTGAGAGCTATAAGATAAGAGACTCTATCGTTGGTAGAACATTCAACTTGGGTGAGCGTGTGACTACGGTTGCTGCTCAAGACTACAAGGAGGCTGACCGATTTGCTGATATTACGTACAGTGGCGTGTACAACGATGAGAGTAATGTAAACAAGCTCAATGAGTTTAACCTTGGCTTACTTAACTTCAAGCCACTTGAGGATTCGTTCGGGCCGATACAGGTATTGGACGCGAGACAGACCGATGTACTCACTCTTCAAGAGGATAAGATATCTTATGTCCTTGCAGGTAAGAACTTGCTTTCAGACTCGGTAGGAGGCGGTGCAATATCATCTATCCCTGAGGTACTTGGAACGCAGATAGCACGTACTGAGAAGTATGGTATCAGCTATAACGCTGAGAGCTACGTTCAATGGGGACAAGATCGATTCTTTACTGACGCTAAGCGTGGCGCTGTCATTCAAATGAGAGGTGACGAGACAGGACAGCAGCAGTTGAGAGTTATTTCTGAGTCGGGCATGCGTACTTGGTTTAGAGATTTATTCAACGAGTCTTTCAATACGCAGAAGCTTGGTGGCTTTGACCCGTACTCAAACGAGTACGTGCTTACTTCTAACGAAGAGCCTATTCCTTCTATTGAGGAGTGTATTGACTGTGGTATTATCAGAACATTCACAGTAGAAGATCCAAAGGGTATTAAGATAAACTACTGCGTTGACTTAGGCTTTGCCGTAGGTGACGTCGTGATTACTTATAATATTATCAATATCGCTCCTACAAAGTATGTTAATATAAAGTATGATTATAATGGTACTTTAGGAACAACAGGTAATGTAAGCACGTCAGGTACTATAACCTTTAATAAAAATACCAACGCTGTAAACTTTGTAGACATTGAAGTGGTAGCAAATGGTCAAGTAACCTTAGAGGTTATTGTTGCTTGTCCTATACCAATCATATTAACATTAGTCGAGGTTGTCTTGACAAACAACAGCGATGCAGGTCAGACTATTCACGCTGAGTATTCATATACCGATGCGCCATATGTATCTCCCGTTCAGTCTAACCTTGTCACCTTTGTAAGTGGGGTATCAAACCCTCTTGTGTCAAGGTTTAACTCTGTGTCAGGTGCTCAGGGTACAGCGGGTATTCCTACTGACGGAAGCACGATGACTATTGCAACGAATCAAATAGGTACAGATACTTTTGTATTTGATCCTGCTAATGATTCATTTAAATACTTACGTACTAATACTGCTTATACTAATACACCGGGGAGTATAGCTACTCTGTTATCATTAGCTAATACGGCTACGCCTCTATTAGGTGGTGGGACATACAACTACGCCAACTTCAACGCAGGCTCAGTGTCCGACTTCCTGTATCTCATTTGGGATTTTAGAACCTCCACTCCTGTTGAGCTTTGTTATGATGCTGAGTATATAGAAGGTGTATGTTGCGAATGCACGTATTGCGAAATCCCTTGCTCTACATGGAGCGCTTACGCTTACACAGACCTTGAGATTGGGTATTACGATTGCAATACTAACGTATATACAGAAATATCTTTAGCTGAAGGAGAATCGATTGTATTTTGTTCTCGATCTTGGTTTGCACCTCGCATTACTAATGAAGGTGAGGGGACTATTGATTTAGTTGAAGAATGCGGGTGTTACGATTAATTAAAATAAAAATATGCCAACAACTTATTACATAAACGGACCAACACTCAGCTCATCAACAGCTATATTTACAGACGCTGCTATGACAACTTGCGCCCCTGATGGGTACTATGCAGATGGTCCTGTCGTGCGTCAACAGGTGGGATGTGTCCTACTTGCTGAACAAGAATGTCCATTCTGCGGTATTAAATGTAGAGATGCTTTCTTTGAAGGCCCTGTAAACCAAGGCGTGTACTACATGAGCGTTAACTTAGGCTCAACAGTAGGTCCTGTGATTATAAAATTTGATCCATTAGACTACCCAAATGGAATTGAAGTCATCTTTGATAGTACGGTATATAATACTGTCGTATCTCCTTTCTTTGGCCCTCTATCCGCTCCTGCAGGTCTT